CCGCAGTGGAGACAACCGCCATTCAGTCATGCTGGATGTTGCTGGGTATGCTACGCAGCCAACTGATGATGACACACGCGATGTGGACTTTCGCCGCTATCACTGCCCCTTGGCAGAAGTCGAAGCAAAAGAAGGTGCTGTGTTTATGGCTAAGTGCTACGCATGGGTGATGGCTCAAGACGACATGGCTGGTAGCAAAGGCGTTTGATATGTCAATTACTATTAACCATGATACGAATACTATATTTGCCGGGTCTGGTAATGGTATCTCTATTGATTCTCTTGGAGTATTTAGGGTTAAAGCTCAAGATACTCCGACCGTATCCCCATTAAGCGTTATATCAGCACCAACCCCAAAGTATATTAATGGCGAATGGGTTGAAATATATGCAATCTGACAGATGACTGAGGGTGAAATTGCAGAACAAGTCCCAGCTAGAGAATATATGGCTGACGACTACGGTCTGAGTATCTCGGCTAAAGACGCACTTAAATTACTCAGGGAATGATATGAACGACACATCCAGCGGCATCCTCGTGGTCGCCAAACTAGCACCTCCGGCGTCCGTCACTTTGGCCAGTGCTGTTGGCATGCAGGTGAGTGAGATTGTGCTGTGGGTCACGCTTGTCTACACCGTCCTCATGATCGTTCACAAGCTCTGCGTTATGTACAAAGACGCCTCGGCTTGGTGGAAATCGTGATGAATCAACTTGATAAAAAAGGAGCGAAATAAATGGCAATTATCCTTTCCTCGCTCAGTGGCACAACGCCTCTTGCGTCTTACGCGCAGTTGGTGGCGTCTGTGTCTACATGGGCGCACCGGACTGACTTGGAGCCGATGTACCCCGATCTGGTGGCACTGGCAGAGGCTCGCATTTCACGCGACATGCGCTTGCGTCAGCAGATGGTCAGCACTACGCTTTCCATCTCAACCGGCAATCACTCCGTTGATCTGCCGATTGACTGGCTTGAGCTTGAAAACTTGTCCGTCAACACGGTTCCAGTGACCAATTTGATTTACGTCACAGCGGAGCAGTTGGATGGACGCTTCCCGGCTGGCGGCGTGAATGGCATTCCAGTGCAGTACACGATTGTGGGAGACAAGTTGCTGCTTGGCCCTGCACCCAGCGCAGACATGCGGATCAACTTGATCTATTACGCCAAGTTCCCTTCTTTGCTGGACTCTGGCAGTAACTGGCTGATGACAACGCACCCGAGTATTTATCTGTTTGCCGTTCTCATGGAGGTGATGCAATTTATCCAAAACCCTGAGCAACTGGCGATCTACACGCAGCGGTATCAGACCGAATCCCTGCAACTCACCAATCAGGATGACCGCGCTACGCACAGCGGCTCCGCACTTCGCGTCAGGATTATCTAATGGCACTCGAAACAGGTTCTTTTATCAGCGACTTGAACGCTTCTAACCCGACTTCGACCGACTTGAAGTCGCAGGGTGATGACCATATCCGCTTAGTCAAGGCGGCGGTCAAGGGCACGTTTCCCAATGTGACTGGCGCGGTAACGGCATCGCACACCGTCCTGAACACGGTGTCACTGAAGGCCAACGCGGCTGATGCTGCGCTGACTGGTATTCCCACGGCTCCGACTGCATCTTTTGGCGTGGCAACGACGCAAGTTGCGACAGCGGCATTTGTGCAGACCGCCCTGCAAGCGCTGCACCCGGTTGGATCGATTTACACCAGCACATCCTCGACCAACCCAAGCACTTCCTTTGGTTTTGGTACTTGGGTTCAGTTTGGTGCTGGTCGAGTTTTGTTGGGTGTGGGTGGCTCCTTCAGCGCAGGCGCTACGGGCGGCTCCAATGATGCGGTTGTGGTTAGCCATACGCACTCGGCGAGTTCTACGGTTACCGACCCCGGACACGCGCACAGTGTGTCTGGCATTGGTGGCTGGTATAGCGGAGGCGAAGCAGGGAGTTATGTTGGTGGCGGCTCCAGTAGATCAAATAATACAAATGCCAGTGCTACGGGTATTTCTGTTGCTACTACGGTGAATTCCACAGGCGTCTCTGGAACCAACGCCAACCTCCCACCATTCATTGTGGTGTATTTATGGAATCGGACGGCATGAGTACCGCCACAGTCCGAATTCCCCAGTTGGGGCAATACGGCGTCAACAAAGACTTGTCGCAGCATGAGCTGCCGCCTAACGTCTGGACTGACGCGAACAATATGCGTTTTCTGGACGGCGGTTGCTCTCAAGTCTTGGGCTACAGCGAGTTTTACCCCGGCGCTCCCGTCGTTCCGTTGCACGTTATGCCGCTGGCGGTGGGTGGCGCAAGGGCTTGGATTTACGCCAGTGCCAACAAGATTTACACCGTCATCAATGGCCCGACGCACACGAATATCACGCGCCAAACAACCGGCTCAGATGTGAACTACAACGCGACTGTCAACAGCTGGACAAGTTGCTTGATTGGCGGCATTCCAGTCCTTAACAACGGCGTAGACGCGCCGCAGCAGTGGTTACTCACCGGCAAGGCGTCTGCACTGTCTGCATGGCCTACGGGCTGCACGGCTCAGTCAGTGCGTACCTACAAAAACAGCCTTGTCGCGCTAAACATCACCAAGAGCGGTGTGAACTATCCGTACATGGTCAAGTGGAGTCACCCAGCAGACCCCGGCTCTGTGCCGGTGACTTGGGATATTGCAGACGCGACAAAAGATGCGGGCGAGACTGACTTGAGCGACGGCTACGACAAGATTGTTGACGGCTTGGTGCTGCGTGACTCGTTCATGATCTACAAAGAGTCAAGCGTGTGGCGCATGGACTTCACGGGCGGCGTGTTTGTCTACCGCTTCCAAAAGGTTCTTGGTGCGTCGGGTGCATTGTCAAAGAACTGCATTGTCGAACTGGATGGTCAGCACTTCGTCTTGTCCTCCAGCGACTGCATGATCCATGACGGCCAAACAGCATCTTCCATTCTCGACAAGCAAACTCGCCGGTTCTTGTTCCGTCAGATCAACCCTGACTATTCGGACAGGTGCTTTGTCTTTGTCAATCGCCTGTACAACGAAGTTTTTGTTTGTTACCCGCTGCTGGGTAGCACGACTTGCAACAAAGCGATGGTCTGGAACTACGTTGACAAGACGATCTCGTTTCGGGATATGCCTTCACTCAATCACGCCAGCAACGGCGCTATTGATGACACCAGCGGCGCTACATGGTCTTCAGAGACGCAGCTTTGGGATGCAGATACATCGCTGTGGGATACCAACTTTTCTTCACTGACGCGCTCTATGGCGGTGATGGCGAGCAACAACCAAAAGCTGTACCTACTCGACTCTGGCGCCACCTTTGATGGTGTTGGGCCAAAAGCATACTTGGAGCGCGTCGGCTTGTCGTTGGGTACGCCTGAGACGGTGAAGCTAGTGAAAAGCATCCGGCCACGCTTGTACGGCGCTGTTGGCGCGACGGTGCTGGTGTCTGTTGGGCAGTCAGACGATCCCTATTCAACCGTTACCTACAACGCACCCGTGACCTTCACCATCGGCACGACGATCAATGTAGATTCTTTCTGCACTGGCCGGTATATTGCGATCAAGTTTGAGACGGGAACAGCGCAAATGTGGCGGCTTGACAGCTACGACATTGACGTGTCGGCAGGGAGTGGCTGGTGAGGCCGGTCGGTGGCTCGGTCATCCGGTACACGGCGGGCATTGTGCCGTCGTTGCCCGACCAGCTTGCACCCTTCTTGCGTGAGGAACTAGCCAAATTGCAAGCCGTTTTATCAACGCTGTCAGACGGTCAATTGGACGTGGTGACGGTAGCGCCAGCCAAGCCAAGAGACGGCATGTTGCGCAGGGCTGACGGGGTTAACTGGGATCCCGGCAGCGGACAGGGCGTTTACTGTTTTTATTCGGGATCGTGGAGGTTTCTAGGATGAGTGAAATTGCAGCGATTACTGACGTGAAGCGGCTGGAAGAAATCATCCTTTCAGCCCCACAAGTGGACTTGATGACAACCCACCATCTTGAAGGCGGCATGTACGCCCGCACGATCTACCTTGAGGCTGGGACGGTTTTAACGGGTGCAATCCATAAAACCGATCACTTGAACATTGTTTTTGGCGACATTTCGGTGACGACCGATGAGGGAATGCAGCGCATTACCGGCTATCGCGTTATTGAAACAAAAGCAGGCATGAAGCGGGCGGGCTACGCTCATGCGGCAACTGCATGGACAACCATCTGCAAGACTGACAAAACAGTGCTTTCAGAGATTGAAGACGATCTCGTCGAAGAGGCGGACAAGCTGCAAACACGGCACCCGCAATTAACAGCAAATCAGCCTCTTACCTTAAAGGAATAATTATGGCTTTCGGAATGTCTGCGGCTTCGGCTGCTTTGGTTGGCTCAATCGGCGCACCGCTTATCGGCGGTCTTCTTGGCTCTGGTGGGAACGAAACCCAGCAGCAAACACAGGCGCGCATTGACCCGCGCCTAGACGACGCTATTTACGGCGAAGGCGGCGCAGTTCCATCGGCTCAAGACTGGTACGCCAAAAACAAGTCTGGTCTCAACAACGCCATGCTCACCGGCATGAACAACCAGATGGCGCAACTCGGCGCAAGCACGCAGGGCTACAACCAAATGCAAAACTTGGGCATGGGCATGATGGGTGCTGGTGTGTCGGGTAATCCGTTCTCCAGTGGCTACACAGGCGGCACAAACTTCGCAGGCTCCACGGGCGGCAACGGCGGCAGCATTGCACCATCGCAGCAGTCTTACGCGCCAGCGGCCTTTAGCGCGCCTTCTGGCAACGCTTTCGGCACGCCAGAGCAAATGCTGGCCATGAGCAACGCAGGCGGCGGCTGGGGCGGCGGCAGAGTTTAAATCAGTTGGCTACATCTTGTAGCAGAGTAAAATTCATTCATCTAAACGCAGTGATGCGCCGGAGGCCAAATGGCATACGATC